TTTAAAAAAAAACCATTAAATAAAAAAAATATTAAAGATTTAAAAAAAACAAGACATTCTAATGTTGTTTGGATGAGTGATCAATGGATTTACAATGAAATACAACCTTACATACATACCGCAAATGTAAATTCTGGATGGAATTTTGATTGGGATTTTTCAGAAACTTGTCAATTTACAAAATATAAAAAAGGTCAATACTACGATTGGCATGCGGATAGTTGGAACACACCATATAATATGGAAGATACCAATAATCCTAAACACGGTAAAATAAGAAAGTTATCAGTAACAGTAACTCTTTCAGATCCTAAAGATTATAAAGGGGGAGAATTAGAGTTTGATATTAAAAATAAACGTCCTAATTTAAAATCAAATATTATTAAGTGTAAAGAAATACTACCTAAAGGTTCTTTAGTTGTATTTCCTTCATTTGTATGGCACAGAGTATGTCCAGTTAAAAGTGGAGAAAGAAATAGTTTAGTAATTTGGAATTTAGGATATCCATATAAATAAGGAGAAAATAAAATGTCGTTTAAAAAAAATAAATATACAATACTAAAAAAAACTATTTCACCTGAATTAGCAGAATTTATTTATAAATATTTTATTAATAAAAAAAATGTAGCTAGATTTTTGTTTGATGAAAAATACATTTCTCCATTTACTGAATATTTTGGTGTTTGGAATGATGAACAAGCTCCTAATACTTATTCACATTATTCAGATATTGCAATGGAAACTTTATTAAAAGAGGTAAAACCCATAATAGAAAAAAACATAGATTTAAAATTAAGTGAAACTTATTCTTATGCAAGACTTTATAAAAAAGGAGATGTTTTAATAAGACATAAAGATAGATATTCTTGCGAGATATCTTCAACATTAAATCTTGGTGGAGATAGATGGCCCATATACATAGATCCAACAGGAAAAACAAATCAAGCAGGTGTTAAAGTAGAATTAGAACCTGGTGATATGTTAATATACTCTGGTTGTGATTTAGAACATTGGAGAGAAGAATTTAAAGGTAAAGATTGTTGTCAAGTATTTTTACACTATAACAAACATGATTCTAAACTTGGTAAAAAAAATTATCTAGATACAAGACCATTATTAGGGACACCTCCATACTTTAAAAATTATAAAATAAAATAAAAACTTTTGAGTTAAATGGAGATAGAAAATTTTTCTAAACATTTACAAGAGGTTACGTATCCTACTAAAGAACAAGAAAACGAAGGTTGGCACATACAGGGGTGTCTCCCTAAATTTAGTAATCAAATATGTAAATTTGATGTTCGTAGTATGATTCCTGATGATAAATATGGTTTAAGTAAGAAAATAAAATCTAATTCTAAAGCTGATAAAATTGTATTTAAAACAGCCAATGGCTGGTTTATATTTGATAATGAAGAATTTTTAGATTACTTTAAAAATTCAGGAAAATATGTTATTGATATAGAGGAAATAATTAAGAATACGTCTTTTAATTGGAGTTTAAATTTAATATAATTAATCAATATGCTACAAAAAGTAAGTTTTCAACCAGGATTTAATAAACAAGTAACCGCAACAGGTGGTGAAGGTCAATGGATAGAGGGTGACAATGTTAGATTTAGATATGGTACACCAGAAAAAATAGGAGGTTGGGCTCAATTAGGTTCTGTTAACATAACAGGACGTAACACAGCTATACACCATTTTGTAAATGCTAGTGGTATTAAGTATGCAGCGCTAGGCACTAATAGAATATTGTATGCATACTCTGGTGGTATTTTTTATGACATACATCCAATTAAATCTACTACAACTTTAACATCAGCTTTTTCTACAACTAATGGATCTGCCGTTGTAACTATAACTTTTGCATCAGCACATAATATAAACAAGGGTGATATTATTTTATTAGACAACTTTACAAGTATTACTAACTCTGGTTTTTTATCAGGTGATTTTGACAACAATAAATTTCAAGTAACAACTATACCAACAGATACAACATTAACTGTTACAATGGCATCTAATGAGTCAGGTTCTGGTGCGTCAACATCTGGTGGTATTAGAGTTAAACATTATTATCCTGTAGGGCCAGCAGTTGAGGTTGCATCAACAGGTTGGGGTCTTGGATCATGGGGTGGTGTAGCACAAGGACAGTTTACATCAACATTATCATCGGGAATAAATGCATCAGTTACAAGTTTAACTATGGCAAGTTCAACATCGTTTCCATCATCAGGTACAGTGCAAATTGGTTCTGAACTAATTACCTATACAGGTAATAGTGGTGGCACATTATCAGGATTAACAAGAGGTGCGTTAGGCACCACTGCTGCAACACATTCATCAGGTGCAACAGTTACAGATGCATCAAACTTTTTTGCATGGAACGCTGCAGCATCAGGAGATATTGTTACGGCACCTGGGCTATGGTCATTAGATAATTTTGGTAATAAACTTATTGCAACTATATTTGGTGGAGAAACATTTGAATGGGATTCTGATCCTACAACAGCTAATGCAACAAGAGCAACTATACTTGCTAATGCGCCAACAGCATCTAGTTTTAGTTTAGTATCTACACCCGACAGACATTTAATATTTTTTGGAACAGAAACAACTATTGGTACATCAAGCACAAGAGATGAAATGTTTATACGATTCTCAGACCAAGAATCTATTGATGAAACAACGTCTTATGCACCTAGTGCAACTAACACTGCAGGTACACAAAGACTTGCAGATGGATCAAAAATTATGGGAGCGATTAGAGGACGGGACGCTATTTATCTTTGGACTGATACTGCATTATTTATTATGCGTTTTGTTGGTGCACCTTTTACATTTTCATTTCAACAAGTTGGTACAAACTGTGGATTGATAGGAAAGAACGCAGCTGTTGAAGTTGATGGTACTGCGTATTGGATGTCAGAAAATGGTTTTTTTAGATACACTGGTAAATTAGAATCATTACCGTGTTTAGTTGAAGATCATGTTTACGATGATATTAATACAATTCCTAAACAACACATTAATGCAGGATTAAATAACTTGTTTGGAGAAGTTATGTGGTTTTATCCTAACTCAGGATCAGGAACTGTTAACCGTATGGTATGTTATAATTACCTTGACTCAACACCAGAACGTCCAGTGTGGACTACAGGAACTTTAGCAAGAACAGCTTGGCAGGACTCTGCTGTATTTGGTAAACCCCATGCAACAGAATATAATAGTAGTGGTACAACAGCAACTACAAACAAAGATCATGTTATTGGTTGTACTGATGGTATATCTACATACTATGAACACGAAAAAGGTTTAGATCAAATTAAAGAAGGTACAACCTCTTCTATTACTGCGAACATACAATCAGGAGATTTTGATATAGGTAATCAAGGATTACAAGGTGATGGTGAATTTATGATGAAAATTAGAAGAGTGTTACCAGACTTTTTATCGCAAACAGGTGATAGTGTTGTTACATTAAATTTAAAAGATTTTCCTAATGACACAGCAGCAAGTTCATCACTTGGTCCGTTTACTGTAAATAGTTCTACACAAAAAATTGATACACGTGCTAGAGCTAGATCAATATCACTAAAAGTATCTAATAGTAGCACAAGTCAATTTTGGAAACTAGGTACATTTAGATTAGATATACAACCAGACGGTAGAAGATAATGGCTAGAATTGTACAAGCTTTAACACAACCTAACAAAGAATATGATCAACAAATACAACAATCATTTGTAAGGGACGTTGATAGTATTGTTCAAAAATTAAATACAACATATCAACAAGATTTAAAAGAAGAGGCAGAAGCGGAGGCATATTTCTTTGGCTAATACCTTTACAAATAAAAAAGTAGATTTAACTACAACAAGTGTTACCACATTATATACTGTGCCATCTGCCACAACATCTATTATAAAATCTATAATAGTGTCAGAAGATTCAGGAAATGCAGATACTATAACAGTAACTATTACTGATACAGCAGCAGCTGTGTTTAGTTTATTTAAGACAAAATCAATATCTGCTAATGGGACCACGGAACTATTAACAGCACCTCTTGTATTAGAGGAAAGTGAAATATTAAAAGTAACAGCAGCTACAGCAAACAGGCTACATGTAGTGTTATCTGCTCTAGAAGTTAAGAAAAGAACTGTTACAACATAGGCTTGATTTACTTGACAAAAACAAGTAATATAAGAAACCCACAGGTTAAAATCCTGCTTTTAAACTAACGTAAAAAATTATATGAAAACAGGATTAGAATCACTAGATACAGGTGCACCAGAAATTACTTACTCAGGTAATGAAGGACCTAAATCACCACAACAAATGCAACAGATGCAACGAATGCAGATGGCTCAATTAGAAGAAGAGTACGATGCATATGTTGATGACATGCTTGAACAAGGATTAGAGCCAATGTCCATGAGACAATTCTTAGAACAGATTGCAGCAGAAGCACAGATGAGTTCTAACGAAGAAGGTATTGGTAGCATGATAGAAGATCCAAGAGAGATGGCTGCTGATGGTGGTGTTATGCAACTTGTTAAAAAAAATAAAGATGGCTCAAGACCAGGTTATAGAGGACCAGGTGGATATCAAAGTGGACAATCAGATCCAGAAACCGGTGCTACTGGTAATATTGGAGGCGGTGGAGCGCCGGGTCCAGGAGACACGGGTGGTGAAGGTGGTTATAATCCTTCAGATAGTTCAACAACTCAATTTGGTGGTGGAGCGGATAACACTGGTGCTTATGATGATACAGCAGCTAAAAAACAAAAAGAAAAAGAAAAAAAAGCTGAACAAAGAAGAAAAGATAAAGCAGCAGCTGATAAAAAAGAAGCTAAAGAAAGACAACAAACTAAATCTTTTTTTGAAAAGATAGCTGCAGCTAGAACTAAGTCTGCTAAAATTACTTTAGCAAAATCATTAAACAAAAAATTAGGTTTGGGTCTTGATCCTACAGATGAAGATTTTTTAGATCAAATTGCAAGAGCAGGAGAAACTACATTTGGTGTACGTAGTATGGATGATCTTGTAGATTATGACATGGGTAGTTATGGACTTACAGGCCAAGATTTAGCAAGAGGTAAAAAACAATTTGGAGTTATGGGTCAAGATAACATAACACAACAAGATTTTGAAAACGTTTACAGACCATACGATCAAATGTTTGTAAACGGAAAATTTACACCAGGTCCTATAATACGAACCGTTGGCGGCGGTGGCGACGGTGGCCTACAAATACAACCTGTAATTGGCACACCACCGAGTGACGAAAAAGGCGGACTTCCAGATATTCCAACAGATTTTGTTGATCTAAGTGGTACTCAAAGTTACACTAACCCAGCTTTCGGTGGTCAATATTTTTATGGCACACCAACAATTACATTAGCAGATGGCGGTAGAGCTAACTTTGCTGGTGGTGGTATAGCAGATTTAAGACAAGGATATTTTTTAGGTAAGATTGTTAAAAAAATTACAAAACCATTTAAAAAAGTATTTAAAGGATTTAAAAAAATAGCTAAGAGTCCAATAGGTAAGATGGCACTATTAGCATTAGGTGGTTATTATCTTGGCGGTGGTGCAGGGTTAGGTGGTAGATCAATGTTTGGTAATCAAGGTTTTGGTACGTCTAGACTAGCTGGTATGTTTACTGGTGGCACTGGTACTGGTACTGGCGGAGGTTTTAAAGGTATAGCTGAAGGTTTTGGCAAAATAGCAAAATCAGCATTTAAACCTGAAAATGCTTTTTCAACAATCACAGGTCTATCAGCATTGTCTGGTTTATATACAAACTATATAAATAATAAAAGAGAAGATGAAACACTGGCTGACTATCAAAGAAGATTAGAAATAGAACGTAGAAATTTTGGAGTTATTCCAGTAGCCCCTGTTCAATTTGCAGCTAACGGTGGACGTATGGGTTTTGCAGATGGTGGTGATGACGATGACGATGAAGATTTTAGACAAAAAGCATTAGGTGCTTTGTATCAAAAATTAGCAATGGGTGGAAGTGCAGGAATGCCTCCAGTAACAATGATGTCAGAGGGCCAAGACATACAATCATTCGGTGATGATGAGTCTACAGGTATGCCTCAAGCAACACCAACAATGCCAAATCAAATGCCGATGAGACCACCAATGATGGATCCTAGAATGCAACAACAAATGATGATGTCTAGAAGCATGAGTCCTATGATGAATAGAGGAATGATGAGTATGCAACAACCACGGATCATGGCCCAAGAAGGTGGAATGATGGACATGGGTGGTATGGAAAAAGATTATAGAAACGAAGG